TTCTGGCAAATAAAAAAATTTCACAATAAATTTTTTTTTCATTGGGATTTTGAACTTTCGCTAAAAAAGCCTATATTTATATATGTCCCGCTTCACATAATAGGACATTAAAGATATTGAGGGTTGCCAAAGAAAACTGAAGTGAAGCGCGGTGAGTATTTGGTGACCCTTTTTTTTAAAAAAATAGATATATGGCTAGACCACAAAAAAACAACTTAGATTATTTCTCACACGATTGTGATATGAGAAATGACATTAAAATTAAAGCCCTACGAAGAAAGTTTGGGCATAAAGGGTACTCATTATATGTTATGATGTTGGAACATTTAGGCAAGTGTGACTACTTGTGTTACGAATGGACACCACTTAACATTGAGTTATTAACACCAGACTTTGATGTAGACTCAGAAGAATTAGTTGAGTTTATTAACTATGCTACTGACGTGTTGAAGCTGTTTGAGATTAAAAATAATTACATCGTTTGTCCAAATCAGATGTTGAGAGCTGAACCTTTGTTTAACGACCGTAAGGGTTTTTCCTGGGAAAACTCTCCAATAATGAAGTTTACCGGAGATTTATTGAGTAAATCGGAGATTAACTCAGTTATCAGCCCTGATAATACACAAAGTAAAGTAAAGGAAAGTAAAGTAAAAGAAAGTATAGTAAAAGAAAGTAAAGAAGAGGAAAGTAAACTAAACCAAACTAAAGTTGAGGAAAGATTAACAGAAGAAATGAAAACTGTTTTGAAGAAGTATAACCTTTCTGGTTGGAATAGTCTTTCTCCAAAAGAGTGCAACATAATATATAAAATAAAAGATTTAGAAAAAACAATATGATTATGGAAGAAAGAAAACCAATGTATTTTAGGGATGGTGGTCTTGGTGCTAAACAGTTTCAAGAACTAAACTCTACTCAACAAAAAGAACATTTAGATATGTTACTTCAACTAAAAGACGAAGTCTTAGACTCTAGGGATAAGTATATTATTACATTTTATACAAAAGTATTTTATCCCAACCTCCGTAAGGAAGATAATAAACTTTTTATAACACTTAATACCAATGAACGAGAAGCAACTCTTTAATCTAATAAAAACAAAACTAATAAAAGATCTTCAACCTACGGATGAGATGAACCACAAGGATGGTTACAGCCCAAAATTAGATATGTCTATTGAGTTTAAATGTCGCACGCGACACTTTGATACCATTCTTATGGAAAAGAAGAAATATGAAGAGCTAATGCGTTTTAGTAAAGGTAGGTATATAGTCTCAACACCCGAAGGTATATTCTCTTGGAATGTTAAGAAGTTAAAGAACATAGTTTGGGTACAGAAAGAACTTCCAACTACAACAATGTATTTCAGAGAAGTGTTGAGAGAACTAAAGACCATAACGATGTTGAATATAAAAGATGCAAAAAATATTACAAATATTTTGTTATGTTAGTTTTTTTATCTATATTAGTTAGGATCTAGTATTTCTGTACTACTACGCCGTGATCTTAACCAATAGGATAGCGGACAAGACCTCAACCGAGATGGTTGGGGTTTTGTATTTTATGCCAAACTCGGAAGTAAAATTGTGCCAAATGTAGAAGTTTTATTGTGCAAAAAAAATATTGCTATTTGTTTTGTTTTTTTACAGAAATATACTATATTTATTAGTACATATAACTATAAATACAAACTTAAGTCCTGTCCTCTGGTTACTCCCATTTCCACGACGGGACTTTTGCTTTTTAAACAGATATTTATTACTATGCGTCGTTGCAGCAAATGCGATTTAGAAAAAGAAGATAATCAGTTTTACACATATTACCATTCAACACAAGGTAAAAATAGAACTAGAAAGATCTGTAACGAATGTATAGCTAAACAAAAAGCTGAATACAAACAAAGGCTTAGAGTAGAAAAACCTCAACCTATAGTGATAGAAGAACCCATTGAATTTATACCACCAGATGATTATCAGTATTGTCAGGACTGTGATCAATGGTTACCGAAAACAGATTTTTATAAGCGTCTTAAATGTAGATGTATTAAGTGTGAGTTAAAGAAAGACTCATTAGGAAGGGCTGAAAAAAGGGCTGAGAATGGTGGTAGTGCTAAGGTTTGGACCAAACCAAACACATATGTAGATATTCACCAAAAAGAACAGACGTTTGAATTTATGAAAGCCGTAGGCTATACATTCAACGAAGAGAATGGCATTTGGTATAAACTTCCTTGGAAAGACAAGGACGGTAATTTTCCATTGCTAGATACTTATGGAAGAAAGTCAAAGAAAAGGGGTAAACATACCAGACGAAGCAAACACGATATAACACAAGAAGAAAAAGACGATGTCATCAGGTTATTTACAGATGGTCACACCACAAAACAAATAACAGAAATAACAGGAACACCAAACGGAACAGTATGGCGATGGGTAGAAAAACACAAGTCAAAATTGGAGAAGTAGATATTCCTAAAGATTATTTTGCTTTGTCCAAGGAAGATAAAAAAGAGATATGTGAATTTATGGCGGATAGAATTTTTAGTATGCTAAATAAAAGTGTTGTTGAAAAAAGAGATAGGGATTACTTAGCAAACCAAATAATCAAATCGTCTTTAATAACGAACGAGTTAGAAGAGAATTATGAGATGTGTCAGGTACTCGTGGATATAAGAAAACTTATAAATGAACCAACAGATTGAGGCCTTTATAACAAAGAAATATTATGAGTTGTTAACCATAGCCAAAAAAATAACTAAGAACCACGAGCTATCTCAAGAATTATTACACGAAGTTATTATACAGTTATATGATAAGGACGAGATTAAACTCAAAGCCTATGACGATGACCAGATCAAATATTACATCGTCTCCATACTAAGAACCAATTGGTATTCAGTAACGTCACCATTTTATTATAGAATTAGAAAAGAAAGGGCCAAATATGTGGATATTAACGAATGTCTATATATGGAAACAGAACAAGAAGAATACGAAAAAGAAGAAATTTTGTGTATATTAGAACAAGAGTACTGCGAGTTGAATTGGTTTCATAAGTCTTTGATGGACTTATATATGACACTTGGTTCGTTATCAAAGGTCTCAAAAAAAACTGGCATACCACTGACATCGGTATCAACCTATATAAAACAATCAAAACTGGAGATAAAAACAAATATAATTAATAGATTAAAAGAATAGATATATGGAAAGACAAATTAAGGGTGAGATACATTCAGAACACCCACAAGATCACTGGAGGTTCCTACCAATAGAAGGACAGACAATCCTAGATTTAGGATGTGGAATAAACTCAGAACACACACCAACACCAGTACATTGGATACAGAACAAAGCAAAGTTTGTAGCCGGTGTAGATCCATCCGCACAATCATACGAATGGTTTAAAACAAACTTCAACTTAAAGAACTTTGTAATGCACCAGGACTATGTAGATAGAATTGAGAAATTTGAGCTATATCTTGGCTTCTACAAGCCTAACGTACTTAAGATTGATATAGAGGGTGGTGAACTATATTTGAATGGCTTAGACGCAAAGTATTTGGACGGTGTAAGACATATTGGTATAGAATATCATAACCTACCTTGTCTTATATCTTGTGAACGTCTACTAACAGATAATGGTTACACAATAGAATATTATAAATTCCCACATCTAGACATAGATTACCAAGGTGTATTATATGCATTTAAAAAGAATATTATAACAAATAAAATACCCCAAACACCAGAAGAGTTACACGCTCAACAAATAACTGAGTGGAACGGAGGTTATAAATAAAATATATACATATATATGGATGAGTTACAAAGACTAGAAGAACTAAAGAAAGAAGCAATTGAAAATCCACTAAAGAAAAAACGTGGATGCAAAGACTGTAAGAAGAAAGTTGAACAACCTGTTGAAGCATTACCAGAACCAATAGATATTGTAATAGAACCAACAGAAGAAGATCTTAAACTAGCATTAGATTTAATGGTAGGTAAACCAAATGAAAAGGACCAGAAGTTTATTGCTTGGGTATATAGATCATTCTTTAAGGAAGAGTTACCGGTAGGATGTGGATCTTGTGGTCAGAGAGTTGAAAGAATAATGCGCCACAAATACAATCAGTTGAGAGGCGTTAAAGGTTAATTTTATATTTATTAGTATGCCAAAAGAAAATCAAGTTAACGAATTACAAGCAGAACAAAGGATGACCAGAGTCTTTGAGATGATGCTATATGAGCATTTATCTTGGAACGAGTTTAGAACCAAAGCTTCAAGAGAGTTTAATATAACACCAAGACAAGCTGAAAACCTATGGAAAGAGGCTAGAATAAGACTGAAGGAAAGGTTCCAACAGAATAGCGAAGAGATATTAGAAAATCATTTAAATCAATTATATGATTTGCTTAAAAGAGCTCGTGAAGATAATAATAAAAGAGTTGAACGCGAAACTCTAGCTGACATTGCCAAGATACATCAATTGGAAACCAAGAAGATTGATATAACCAGCGGTGGTCAGCCAATCGCAATTAACATCAATGTAACCGAATAATTTTTTTGCTCATTGAACGTGCAACGTTTCGTTTTTGACTATGGTAGATATAAATTTAACTAAAAAACAATCAATAGCTTGGAGGCTTTTATTCGATGAAAAGACCAATGAAATCTTATATGGTGGTTCGGCTGGTGCTGGAAAGAGTTGGCTGGGTTGTCTTTGGATTGTTACATTATGTATAAAGTATCCTG